TGGGCAATAGTGTTAAACAACAAGCAGAGTTTGTAGGAGCAGTAGGCAAAGGTGCCGCTAAAGGCGCTGGAGCAATTGCTAAAGGTGCAGGTAAAGTTGCAGGTAAAGTTGCTGATATAACTGTTGGCGATGTTGCATCTGCACCATATGATTTTGCAAAAAATGTAGCTAAAGGCGCAGGAAAAGTAGCTGCTAAAGTTGGAAAAGTTTTAGCAACACCAGCAGGTGGTCCAAGGCTTGCTTCAATGGCAGGAAAAAAAGTACTTGACCCAATGAAGTATACGGGCCCAGTTAAAATGGGTGCAACAGCAGCCGCTAAAGCAAAAGATGCAAAAGCTAATAAGGCTCGTCAAGCAACTGATTCAAAGTATGATAAGGTTAAAGCTAGAGTATCATACAAACCATTAACACCATTACCTAAAAAACCAAATAAGCCAAAAAAGAGAACTCCTTCCGGTGGTAGTGGTGGTGGAAGCTCTTCACAAAGCGGTTACTAAATGAAAAAATTGACAAAAAAAGCAAGTAAGCCAGTATGGGAAAAAGCACGTCCTAAGTCATTAGGCAAATCAAAGAAACTAAGCCCTGCTAAAAAAGCAGCAGCAAAAGCTTCTGCTAAAGCAGCAGGACGTCCTTATCCTAATCTTATTGACAACATGAAAGCTGCGAGGAAAAAGTAATGGCTAAATCATCTAAACACTATTTGCCTAATGGCAAAGAATACATGGGCGCAATTCACAAGATGGATGGCAAGCCGTATAGTGGTGCCAAGCACAGTGCGTCAAGCAAAGTTTTAAAGCACAGCAAACCAAAGAAAAAGTAATGCCTAAAACTCCAGCATATCAGCGCAAAGAAGGCAAGAATCCTAAAGGCGGCTTGAATGCTAAGGGACGTGCCTCTTATAAGGCTGAGACTGGTGGCACACTTAAACCACCTGTGTCTGCTAAGCAAGCAGCTAAGTCACCTAAGTCCGCTGCACGACGTAAGTCATTTTGTGCTAGAATGGGTGGAGTAAAAGGACCGATGAAAGATTCTAAGGGAAGACCAACACGTAAAGCGTTGGCACTTAAGAAATGGGATTGTTAGATGGCACGCGAATCAAATTCAAATAAACTATCAACATACAGAGGTTATATAGACTATGCCAAACGTTGGCGTACCGGAGAAAACTATGACCAGCTATGGCAAAGGTTAATTAACTTATATCGCGGTAAACAATATCGTGGTGCATCAACTGGTGACAGATTGCTTGTCAATATTTCTTTTTCTACTATTAATACTTTAGCTCCTGCTGTTTCAATTGGTCGTCCAAAGATTAACGTTAATCCTCGTAAACCAGAAGATGGTGATAAAGCAATCGTTACTGAATCAATTATTAACTATTGGTGGGGTCATTACGGATGTCAACCAGAGTTCCAAAGAGCAGTTAAAGATTATCTAATTCTTGGTCATGGTTGGGTTAAGACTGGTTATCGTTTTGTTGAAGAAGCAAAACTCGATGATATTGAATATTCAGCTGATGAAGCAGCAGGCACAGAACCAGCCGATGATGTTGAAGCTCAAACAATTATTAGAGAAGACAGACCATTCTTAGAGCGTGTTGACCCATTTGAAATGTATATTGACCCAGATGCAACATCTGTTAATGATATGCGTTGGATTGCACAACGTACTCGCCGTCCGTTAAAGGATGCAAAGATAGATAAGCGTTACGATGCCGCCGCAAGAAAAGAATTAAGTCCATCAGGATATCAAAAATATGGTAATCAAGACGTAGGTTATATGTCTGCTCAACAAGCATTTACTTCTAATCCAGATAATGCTTATTGCGATATCTATGAATATTATAATATTGATACCGGTGAGATGTGCGTGTTTTCTGATTCAGGTGGTGACAAGTTTTTAATTAAACCAATTAAGATGCCATACGAGTTTGGTCACCCTTTCTTTATGTTGCGTAACTATGAGGTTCCTGGATTCTTTTATCCAATGGGCGAACTAGAAGCAATTGAACCATTGCAGTATGAATTAAATGAAACCCGTACACAGATGATGTTGCACAGAAAGCGTTATAGCCGTAAGTGGTTGTTCCAAGAATCAGCATTTGATGATGATGGTAGACAGGCTTTAGCATCTGATGAGGATAACGTTATCGTTCCAGTTAAATCTGGTGAGAACTTAAATAACGTTGTTGTTCCAATGCCGGCGTTAATTAACCCACCTGAATTTTATAATCAGTCTTCGTTGATTACTAACGACATTGACCGTGTATCTGGTGTGTCTGAATACCAGCGTGGTTCTATCCCAGAGACTACTCGTACCGCCCGCGAAGCATCAATCATTGCTGAAGCTGGTAATGCTAGAGTAGCTGAGAAACTTGTAGCTATTGAAAATGCTATAGCTCAATGTGCTTCTAATCTTATAATGCTAGCCCAACAGTTTATGACGGGTGAGATGACTGTAAGAATATTGGGCACAGAATCTGCACCTGTATGGCTGACATTTGATAGAGATTATATTAATGGTGAGTTTGATTATACTGTTGAGGCTGGTTCTACAGCTCCACGTAATGAAGCTTTCCGTAGAGACATGGCTTTACAGATGGTTTCGGCAATGCAACCATTTGCTCAAGCTGGTCTTGTTAACTTACCTAAATTAGCAGAATACGTACTTGGTATAGGGTTTGGTGTTAAGGACCCATCTTCTTTCTTACAAGAACCACCAGCACCTGAAGCTCCACCACAGGGTCCACCACCAGGCATGGAAGGTATGCCACCAGGTATGGAGGGTATGCCTCCTGAAATGCCAACAGAATTGCCACCAGGTTTAATATCAGGAGGACCGATTCAAGGTCCAGGCGGACAACCAGGAGAAGGCGCCCTTCCAGGCAGCATTCAAAGTCTTCCGCCAGAGATAATTCAAGCACTATTAGGTGGTCAGTAACACTTCATGTAATACTTTTCCTTAGTAGTAGGAACATTGTATATAAATAAAAATAGGAACAACCAAAGAAGGATAGGATTCCATAATGACAGATAATAATATTGCTAACCCTGAAAACGTAATTGACCCCATTGCAGATGGACAAGTTGATGAAGTGACAGAGGTCATAGCAGAAACTCCAGAACAAGAACAAGAATTATTTGACTATACAGAGATTGCTGACAAAGTCATCAAGCTCCAAGTAGATGGCGAAGACGTTGTTGTTCCCGTTAAGGAGGCTCTAGCTGGGTACCAACGTCAAGCGGATTATACCCGTAAGACCCAAGAACTCAGCGAACAAAGAAAACAAGTTCAGTATGCTAGTGCATTAGCAGAAGCTCTGCAAAATGACCCAGCTGCTACCTTGCAGTTGCTGCAACAGCAATACGGTGTAGTTACAAAACCTGAAGAGGATGAGTATCTAGACCCAGCTGAAAAGCAAATGCAACAGTTAGAGCAACGCATTGCAGCTTTCGAGCAATCTAAAGCTATAGATGAGTTAACTAGGACTATTGATTCTTTGCTAAGCAAGTACGGTGATGATTTTAACGCTGATGAAGTCGTAGCCAAAGCACTAGCGTCTGGTTCAACAGATTTGGAAGCAGTCTTTAAACAGATTACTTTTGATAAAGTTTATTCTACAGCCTCTGAGGCAAAGAAGAAACTAGTTGAAGACCAGTCTAGGGTTGAGGCCAAACGTTCAGCATCAGTGGTTTCTGGTGGCTCTGCCAACAAAAATTCAGTCGCACCCAAAGCTGCTAAACCAACGTCAGTTTTTGAGGCTTTTGAACAAGCTAAGAAGACGTTAAATTATTAACCAAACAACAACAACAAACAGGAGATATTAACATGGCCGGCAATCCCGACTTTAATTCACTGTTGTCAACTACGCTGCAGAACTATCAGCCGACGTTAGTCGACAACATTTTCAAGGACCTAGTCCTTCTTAACCACCTCAATGAGCGCGGACGTGTCCGTGTTGAAGAGGGCGGCACCCAAATCATCGAACCATTGATGTATGCTATCAACGATACTGTTGCAACATACTCAGGGTACGATGCAATTGACCTTACTCCACAAGAGGGCATCACAGCTGCTGAGTTCGATTGGAAGCAGATGGCTGCTTCTATCGCAATTAGCGGTATCGAAGAAGCCAAGAACCGTGGCACCGAGGCAATCATTAAACTATTGAATGCTAAAATCATGCAAGCTGAAATGTCATTGAAGACTACGCTTAATGCGCAACTCTTCGGTACACCAAGCACCGAACCAGCAGCTTCAGACTTTAACGGTCTTGGCAACATTGTTGGTTCACAAAACAACACTGTAGGTGCTATTAACGCAACAAGCAACACATGGTGGAATCCAACACAGGCAACAAACATGGCTGCAACGCTTGCGCTTACAAACATGGCTGATGTCTACAACCGTGCCTCAAAGGGCTCAGATGTTCCTGACTTAATCATCACGAACACTAGCTTGTTTGAAAAGTACGAGTCACTGTTGACCGGCAACGTGCGTTACCAAGACGTTGCAAAAGCTAACTCAGGTTTCCAAAACCTGATGTTCAAGCAGACACCAATCGTGTTTGACTTGCAACTTGCAGTTGATGCATCCGATGCGCCAATGTACTTCCTTAATACGAAGTATTTGAAGCTCACCGGATTAAATGGCTATTGGTTTAAGACCACAGACTTTATGAACGGCACTGTAGCTGGCGTAGACGCCCGTTATGCCCTCGTATTGGCCTATGGTCAGTTAACCTGCAGCAACCGTAACCGTCAAGGTTTCATGACTGCTGACGCATAAATAAAACAAAAGATGTAGTTGGTGCTGGGAGTTTAAAGGCTGTTTCCTTCGGCAGCTCTCCCAGTGCCAGCTATTAATAATAAATAAACAAACAAATTCTAATTAATAAAAACATTAGTTAGGTATCTGCCGAAAGGCAAGGAGACATACAACTATGGCAACAAATAATAAATTCATTGTGGAGCG